ACTCGTTTCCAGCCTGAACGGCCTGCAATCGTCATACTATCGCATCCATTCATTTTGGCAAATTGTATAGCAGAATCTTGAAAATCAATAATTTGATTCATGTCTCCTGCCGCTAAGAAAACGTGCAAAACTTTCTTTTTCGGATAAACCGAAATTTCAGTCACCGCACACCCAGAATCTCCAGCCCAAAGCTGCATCCGCCCTGAAATCACACCGTCAACAATATCCTGAAAGCTGTGCGTTCCGCCGGAATACGCCAAAGCAGCCTCAATCCAGTTTTTGCACCGGACTAGCTGATCCATGATCGGCATTCTTTCGTCTGCGCCCATCAGATGCTCTTCACCATTAGCGTCACGGACGGAACCGCAGGGCAGAAAGTTTCTGCTGCGTAGGCTTCTAGCGATGTATCCAGATCGTCTACGGCAAACATAGCCTCCAGATAATCACCAGCCGCTACCTCAAAAATAGCCGCACGAGCAACAGTCTTGGATTCGTCATTGTCGTGAACCGTAATCCGCATTGTTGACCCGGTAATGTCTGTGCCGTTGATTCGCGGCCAGAACCAGAATGTCTTTGCATTTGCAGACTGCGAATTAAGCTGTGCCGTGAAGTGGATGTAATACTTCCCAGCATTCGTGAATACGATCCGGCTGGTCGGAGAGCCTACAGCGACTCCATTAGAATATGCTGTTGTTCCCCAAGTGATCGCTGTTGGAGTTTCAGTAGCTGCACAAGTCTGATCGGTGAAGTCCAGAAACGCACCGTAGCCGTAGCCTTGGTCTGGATCATTTGCGCCATACGCCAGAGGAACCCACTCGCCATCCAGCGAAACAACCGGATGCTCGATGGAGCGATCCCACATGAGGATGCCGTCATCGGTGGCTTTTTCGTCTGCTACTTGGTGTCTAAGGCGATCACGGGTACGGATAAGGAAGGAGTTGATTCGCTCGCCCCATGCGTTCCAATTTGGCCCTAGCGGTGGTGGCGGGATTTCTGTACTCATCGCCGTCCGCCAGCCTCAGCATTGATTCGCATTACCCCAACGCGCCAGTCAGCAATATTGGCTTCCTGTACCTTCATGCGAACCTGTCGGCCAGTAAAGCGAACAGATGTAGGCTGTGTGGTCAGAGCATACGGCCCATAGCTACGCTGGGTGTCGTTAGGATGGAAGCGGGTCTGAAATGTCACATTGACATTGCCGTTGGTATCTTCGTCAGAAATCAACTGATTGACCTTCATTACGGAATCGCCAGAACCCAAGGTAATCGGGCCTGATTCTGCGTAAGGCGTTTCAGCGCCGTGGCCTGCGCCAACAATCTCGTGGTTGTAAGTAATTCCGTCAGCATCAACCCAGATTGGGTTATCGAATACGCCACGGTCTATGCCACAAGTGCGGCTAATTGAGCCAATCGTCCAGTGATTCTGAATGTAGTCGTAGGCTACATAACGATTGTTGTTTGTGGACGCACCAGATGGATAAAACCACCAGATTTCGTTGTGTTCAGAGTTGTGGACGCCAAACACCTTACTAATCTGGTTCTTGTTGATGTCGCGGAACACAGCGTCAGCCACTTCACACGGAAGGTTTTTAGCCACAGAGCCGTCAAACACGAAGAATGAATCAAAGCCCATCCAGAAAGCGCCTTGATCTACAGGAACGGCTGCCTTACGAGATGCAACGCCACAAGCAGTACCTACGCGCTCAAATCCGTACACATACGGCGGGCCTTGGTAGGAAGCAATATGGGCATCGACATTGGTGAGAATCAAAGTACGGCCACGCATACGCACACCGCACATAACTTCGCCGTTGATCTGCAACTCAATATCACCAGCTTCGTTAGTAGCGGCAGGCGTCCAAGTTGTATTGTCCTCGCGATCACACCATGCGATCTTACGCGGATTGCCATCAGCTTGAAGCGCAAACAGGAAGCGTTCTTCCGTTACAATCAAGCCTTTACAGTCTTCTGGGCTGTTGCTGATCTGTACTGCGTCATTGGCGGTATTCAACTGCCATTCGTACAGCTTGCCGTCAGAAGTACAGCAAGCAACAAGGTATTCGCCCCAGTTATCAAGCGACCAAGTATCTGCTTCTTGGAAGGCGTTAGCACCTAAACGCTTCGTGCCGTACAGGCCATAACCGTAAAAGCCACCACCGTAAGCGCGGTTGATGGAAGCATCAGCGTTCCCTGTAGTAAATCCAGACGGGGTGATGTCTGTTGGAGTACCAGATGCGTTGACATAAAGCAGTTCATTTGCAGAACCGTATGCTTGGTTTGATCCAGCGGTGTTATCCAGCCACGCATGAGCAGCACGAGGAGCAGCCGTAAATGATCCAGAAAGATCATCGCGCTCGTTCCATCCACCAACAGGACGCAAGGAGTTCAGATACCAGCGGACTAGATTGGAGTCACGCCAGCGGTTTGAACCCTCAAAGTCAGTCCCGTTGCGATAGACGCCGGGAGGTATCTGAAGCGGTATGAGTGCCATTTATGCAGTCCGACGCCACATTTTGACCACGATGTACGGCTGGAGGTTGGCGTTAGTGCCGCTAGAGCCAGTTGAATTTATCGTATGGCTGTGGTCGCCAGCACTAGAAGTGCTATATGTAGAATTACTACCAGCAGGACGAGTATCACCGCCAGAAGTGGAATCCTGAACAAAAGGCTGATTGTTGTAGGTATGAGTATGTGCGCCTGCGTTATTCATTGTATGCGTATGGCTCACAACAATCGCATCCTTGGAACCACCAGTTTCTTGCAGCGTATTAAAGCTGGAATCGCCAGTATCTTGGCCGACCAAAACACGACCAGAGCCAAATGCCGTCCAAGTGCCAAATCCAAGCAAAGTTGCAGGATTGGTGTCAACAGCAGCATTGATGTAAATAGATCCAACCGGATAAGCAGCCTGAAGTGCGGCAGTTACAAAAGCTGTAGTTGCGATCTGAGTAGTGTTTGTTCCCAGAGATGCAGTAGGGGCAGTTGGAGTCCCGCTTAATGCTGGGCTTGCCAGCGGAGCCTTAGCATCCAACTGGGTCTGAATCGCGCTAGTTACGCCATCCACATAATTCAATTCTGCGGCAGTGGCGGTAATTGCAGTGCCACCAACCTTCCATTCCCCCTCGGTTAGATTTGGCTTAATCGCAGTCGTGCCGTCAAGGAGATCGTCCAGATCGTCAAGATTGTCGTTGATCTTGGTTCCCCATGTATCTTCGGAAGCGCCGATTTCAGGCTTCGTCAGGCCATAGGTGGTAGTCGTAGTATCAGCCATCTTAAATCCCCTTTAGGCGGCTAGTTTTGTCCAAGTTTCACTACCGCTTGGAATATTTGTCCATACTTCAGAGCCTTGCGGAATATCCACCCAAACCTCTGATCCTTCTGCAATAGTTTCCCATTTATTGCGGCCAATCGCTACAACCGCTGAAGTCATGGATGCTTCACCAGCAAAGAAACGCACCCTGACAATATTTACCGTTGGCGAACAAGCAGCAGGAATCGTACAAGAAGCATTGATAACCGCAACTGCATTACTGGAAATTGTCGCAGCAGCTTCAGATGTTGCTGGACTCTGGCGAACGCGTGTTGCAGCCCCTGTATTTGAGGATGCCGCTGAGGCAGCCGCAGAAGCCTCTCTGACCTTTGTAGCAGATATGGATGTGCTAGCAGACGCTGAGGCCGTTCCAGCGCCTCTGGCGGTTCTGTAGGCATCCACAGATGTGCTTGCAGAAGCAGATACTGTTGCGGATGCCTCACGAATTCGTTTTCCGACAATCGCATTAGAGTTTTCTGTTACAACCAGCGATCCAGACTGTCTGACGCGGGTTGCGGCAGCAGCGCTTGTCGAAGACGCTAAAACCGCAGAACTGGATTCCTTAGCATATCCGCCAGCAGCAGTAACCGAAGCAGCGCAAGCCGTTGAAGCCGCAGCCTCAACAATGCGAATCCCCTCAGATGAGAAGGGAGATTGGCTAAATGCGGTTATGCCGAACATGGCGCTATTCTACAGCAGCTTCCTGAATTACCAGTGTGCCAGCCTCTACCTGCCGAAGAATCTCAGCGTAGTGGCGGTTAGCAGGGTCTAGTGGAACGCTCATGGTTACACCGTCAATGACTGCGGTGATGCCTGTGTTTTCATTAGTTTGTACATTAACAATATATTGTGCTGTTGTAATATTCATTTTATTCATTGTTATAACTCCGCATCTAATGTAACAGACAGGACTTGAATAACTGCAACTATATTATCTGTCATGTTTGCTATATTGTTTATATCAACGACAACTCCTTGAGATGAAGTTGAGTTCACAGAATAGGTTTCACCAGTTCCGCTATACAGCGTAGTTCCAGAACCTTTTGTCATATACCAAGTTCCACCAGTAATTGTGGGCG